GGTTAGGTTAATCTCATCACCAACAGGAAAGGACTCGATGCAATAGAGTTTTATGACGCAGGATCGGGTGAGACGGCAGTGCAATGTGGCGCATAAGCAGCTTTAATCGCTAGGGCCTTCTAGAAAGGGTTACCAGATGAGAGCATCAAACAACTTGTCAAATTACCCAACCCAGTGGACAAGTTGTCCGAAGTTGACCCGGAACACGGGTTCATGTTGAGGTCAGTCGACGGAGTGACATGCCACCAATTATTGACTTACCTGAGGACAGTTGGTGATTTTGCACTGCTTTGTTCCAACTCACCAAACGGCTATTACCTTGATTGCAAACCAACTGACACGATCAAAACCGTGAGACCTGCAATCATAGCTTGCCATTTGGGACACGCTTGGGTTGGTTTACCGAAGAGTTTGGGTCGCAAACTACAGCTCAAGAATGCACAGGATTGTAAATGCGACGGTTGTAGGGCCAGTGTTTTGTCTGGAAGCGAATTGAAAATTTTCAAACAAGAACTTGGGAAATTGGTTGGCACCACAATGAACCTCCACTATGAACAAGCTACACTCGGTTGGCTCACTGTTCGCGGATGTGAGGAAGTCTTTGAGAACGAGACATTAACGTTTGATGCCAATTATCAACCAAGTCATATCGTTGAGGACCCGTTTGGCAGGTTGGAGCTGACCACAGCGTGCGTTGGTGATCTTAAATTGGCCGCTCACTCGGACTAGTGATTGACCGCGAAAAGCCAATCCACCAACCAACCTTGCTGCAAGAGGGGCGCATGGTAATTCGGGCCCGTATTCACGGACTTGCCTGTGAGCGTCTACAGTTAGTGCAGACACAATCAGCGTTATGTACTACTGCAAAGGCAGGTGGTAAGCACGGCGTACTCATGCCAGGATGAGATTCGTAGGTTTGTGGTTTTTGCGATCGACTACATCAAGCGCACTTATCATTATGACGCCAGGATCTAACAGCATGACGCATCGATTTGGCAAGAGGCGATTGATCGAGTTAGAGCATCCAGTCGTACAGAGGCGTAGAGGGAGAGACAAATCAGCAAGATCAACAAGCTGATGTCACTTCGGGAAGTGTTCAGCCACTCCATAGGGTGCATTAAGAAAGAGATTACACTCGGTAAGACCAAGCCTAGGCTAATCGCTGCCAGAACTGAACATCTTAGAGCGATAAGTGCCGTGCCATATGATTTCGTGGCGGAACAGGTTTATTAGAGCCAGCATATGATCAAACGTATGGACCCTGCCACAGCCATACAGATCATAGCAGACCGAATCGGTGTCAAGCGCAAAGTTGCGTGTGCCGACTTTGGGTCTTACGATGCTGCCC